GCGTGGCAACGCGACCAAGTACATCGCCCGCGCTGGCTACAAGATGTACGCCGGGAAGTCTCAGGTCGAGAGCGAGATCACCGACCTGGAGAAAGCCATCCGCTGCCTGCAGATGCGCGTCAACCAACTCAAGGGCGACACCGTCCTGTGACCTGAGAGGGGGCCTTCGGGTCCCCTTTTCAATTAACCCACACCTTAGCCCCAATGGAACCCCATGAAGACCTTCCCGTACATTCCCGAAGAACTCTTCAAGGCCCTCGAAGAAGCATTCCCCGACCGGCTCCCTGCCGACCACATCGAGACGCATCACTTCGCGGTACTGATTGGGCAGCAACAGGTCATTCGCTTCCTCCGCGCCCGCCTTGCCCTCCAACAGAAACCCGAGAGGAACCTCTGACATGTCCGTCGGAAAGCCCAAGATACCCACACCAGTTACCCCTGCGGCTTCGCCCCCTGCGGCCAGCAAAGAGACTGCTTCCCTTCAGACCGGCGGCACCGACGAGAGCGATCTGCAGGCGTCCATCAAGAACCAACGCAAGGGCCGCAGCGCCCTCCGCATCGAGGAAGGCCGCGCCGGTAAGTCCGCCGAGGCATCGACGCTGAACACGCAGTCGGACTTCACCATCGGCAAGATCGACGCGATGCCCGACACGAACACCGCCCCGGCCAAGTCCGCCCTGCAGACCCGCATGGAGACGATGGCTGCCAACGGGCAGGACATCTTCAAGAACCCCTTCGGCCTCACCGCCAAGAAGTCCACCACCCCGGCTGTCACGAATGACAAGTCCACAGGTGGCCGCAACACCGGCACAGGTGGTCCCTCGGCGAACACGTCCTACAGCGCCAACGACAAGAAGGGCAACCCGAAGGCGGGCGGCACCGCGTCCAAAGGCCGGGACAAATCCCGGTAACCCAGTCCCCTGAAAGGAATACCCCATGTCCCTCGGCGGACCCAAGATACCGAACCCCGTCGCCCCCGCAGCCGAGCCACCTCGGCCCGATGAAAGCCCCGCCCAGCAGCAGCTTGGTGCGGAAGAGGCGTCCTCGGAGAACCTCAAGCGCAAGAAGAAGGGCCGCAACGCTCTTCGCATCGACCCGCAGCACGGTGGCTCTGGGGTCGCTCCCGGCCAGACCGGGGTGAACGTCCCCTCATAACCCCTCGGAGCCATCATGCAGAACACCTCCGCTTCCCGCTATACCAACCTTCATGGGATACGTCAGGCTGTCCTCGACCGGGCGCGTGAGTGTGCCAAGCTGACGCTGCCGTGGATGGTGCCGCCTGAAGGTGTCACTGAAGGAACCAAGTTCCCGACCCCTCACCAGAGCGTCGGGGCGCGGGGCAGCATCGCCCTCGCGGCCAAGCTGCTCACCACGCTCCTTCCTCCGAACTCCTCCTTCTTCCGCTTGGACATCGAAGAGTTCACCCTGAAGGAAATCTCTCAGGACCCCCGGCTGAAGACCGAGATCGAGACGGCCCTGTCGATGGTGGAACGCACCACGTCGATGGCTATCGAGACCTCGTTCATGCGGACGGGTATCCACGAAGCCCTGCTCCACCTGATCATCACGGGCAACGCCCTTGTCCACTTCCGGCCTGAAGGCGGCGTCTCCGTCTATGGCATCGACCGCTTCGTCTGCGTCAGGGACCCCTCGGGGAACCCCGTCGAGATCATCGCGGTGGAAGAGGTGGCAATCGAGACGCTGTCCGACGAGGTCCGTGCCTTACTGCCCCCTTCGCAGAACAACCTGAAGCCCACCTCACCGGGCGCTCAGACGGCGAAGCTCTACACCCACCTCAAGCTGGTCACCCCGAAGAAGTGGGAGATCGTGCAGTCCGTCAACGAGGTTGAAATCCCATCCACTCGCGGGTCATACCCGGTCGATCTAAGCCCGTGGCGTCCTCTTCGGTGGAACCGCGTGGACGGCGAGAGCTATGGGCGGGGCCACACTGAGGCATACCTCGGTGACCTCAAGACCCTCGAAGGCCTGTCGAAGGCCATCGTTGAGTACGCTGCCGGTGCCGCGAAAGTGGTCCCGCTGGTGAACCCGAATGGTGTCACTGACGAGCGTGACTTGTCCAACGCGGAGAACTTCGAGTTCATCCCCGGCGTGGCAAGCGACATCAGCTTCGTCCGCATCGAGAAGTACTCGGACCTCAGTGTCGCCAAGCAACTGGCCGACGACCTGACCCTGCGTCTGTCTCAAGCCTACCTGATGGGAAGCTCGATCCAGCGTGCCGGTGAGCGCGTCACTGCCGAGGAAATCCGCTACATGGCGGCTGACCTCGAAGCCACGATTGGCGGCGTCTACGCCCTCATGGCTCAAGAACTTCAGCTTCCGATGGTCGCCATCCTCATGGCCGATCTGACGAAGAAGAAGCGCCTGCCTGCACTGCCGAAGGGTGCCGTCTCTCCGACGATCACCACCGGCCTCGATGCCTTGAGCAGGGCAAACGACCTCAACAAGCTTGACCGCCTCGTTGCTGGACTGCGGGACCTATACGGCCCCGAGGCCCTCGCCGCAGAGACCAACGTGGGCGACTACGTCAAGCGCCGTGCCGCTGCCCTTGGCATGAACATCGACGGCCTCGTCAAGTCCGACGAACAGAAGCAGGCCGAGAACGAACAACGCATGCAGATGGAAATGATGAACCGGCTTGGACCCAACGCGGTGAACCAAGCAGGCAACCTCATGGCCGCTGCCGCACAGCAACCACAAGGACCCGCCGAATGAGCGATATCGAAAACACCATCACGCCCATCGAAGAGGTGGCCGCAGTGGCCCCGAAGCGCGCCCGCAAGGCTGCCGTCGAGGTGGCCCCAGAGCCTGTCGTTGAGGCTGCCCCTGAAGAAGACCTCGGGGAACTCCGCGACTTCGGCACAGTCCAATTCTACATCAAAGGGTAACACATGGCTGAAGTCACAATCACCACTCCGGTGGCGCAGGAAGACCCTGCACACGTCGCCGCGATGCTGACCCGCGCCAACGGTGCCACCCCGGAAGGGGAGCGTCCCGCATGGCTGCCTGAAGGTTTCAACACGGTCGAGGAACTGGCTGCCGCATACACCAGCGGCTCCGTCACTCCACCCGCCAAGACTGAAGCCCCTGCCGCCCCGGCAGAAGAGCCTCTCAGCACAGCGACCGACCCGGACGCCGAAGCCATCGTGACGGCTGCCGGTCTGGACATGAACACCCTCGGCCAGAAGGTCGTCTCAGGCGAAGGTCTGAGCGCCGCCGACTATGCCGCACTGGCAGCCCAAGGTATCCCCAAGGGGACCGTGGACGCCTTCGTGGCTGGTCAGATCGCCATCGGGGAACAACTCGTAGGCCGCATGCACCAGCACGTTGGTGGCGCAGAGACGTTCAACGCGATGATGGCTTGGGCTGGCGAGGGCAACCTCTCCGCTGCCGAGGTGAATGCGTTCAACAACATCATCGACAACGGCGACGAAGCTGCCGTGAAGATGGCCCTCTCCGGTCTGCAGGCGCGCTACGCCGCTGGCGGGAACAATGCCCCGAAGCTCCTCGGGGGTGGCCGCACGGCTTCCGCAGGGGACGTCTACGAGAGCATCGCCCAGATGATGACCGACATGCGTGACCCACGCTACGCCACCGACCCCGCGTTCCGCTCGAAGGTCGAAAGCAAGGTGGGCCGGTCGAGCATCCTCTGATGGGCGTCAGTGTCTCCATCAAGAACGGACAGATTGTCTTCACAAGGACCGTCCGAAAGACCGTCAAGAAAACCTACAAGGCCCCCACAAGGGTGGCCCCCAAACCTACCCGAAAGGTACGCACCATGAAAGCCCTTGTGCTTCCCCTCATCCGTCACGCGCTTGCTGCGTCTGCCGGTGCCCTCGTCGCCCGTGGCTATCTCGATGCTGCTGGTTCCGAAATGCTGATCGGCGCAGGCCTCGGCGTTGCCAACTTCGCTTGGTACATGATCGAGCGCGTTCTGGCCAAGAAAGCCGCCTGACCTCACGACCCCCGCTGTAGGGCTACGGCCCACGGCACCCCCTCCCTCCGGGGCGGGGTCCCCAAACGCATGTCCGTAAGGTTCCACCTGCGAGACTACCTCACGTCTGAAAGGACATTCCATGTCGAACACCACCCCGTCGCGTATTGGTCAGGCCCTCGGCACTGGCGCTGCTGACGCCCTCTTCCTGAAGCTGTTCTCGGGCGAAGTCATGACGATCTTCGAAGCAGAGAACGTCACCAAAGGCCGCACGATGGTTCGCACCATCGCCAACGGCAAGTCGAGCCAGTTCCCGGTCATGGGCCGCGCGACTGCTTCCTACCACGTTCCCGGCAACGAAATCCTCGGTGGCACGATCAAGCACAACGAGCGCGTCATCACCATCGACGACCTGCTGATCGCCCCCGTGTTCCTCGCCGACATCGACGAAGCCATGAACCACTACGAAGTGCGTTCGCATTACTCGACCGAAGTGGGTCGCGTTCTGGCCCAAGTCTGGGACCGTCAGGTTCTGCAGGTTGGCGTCCTTGCCGCCCGTACTTCCACCGCCAACATCCCCGGTGAAGGCGTTGCCGGTACGGTCATCACGGAAGCCGTGCTGAACGACTACAACGACCCGGACAAGCTGGCTGCCGCCTTCTACGCCGCTGCTCAGACCTTCGACGAGAAGAACATCCCCGAGCAGGACCGCGTTTGCTACCTGAAGCCGTCGGCGTTCTACCGTCTCATCCAGTCGGACAAGACCGTGAACCGCGACTTCGGTGGTCAGGGCGACCGGACCAAAGGCACCATCCACGAGATCGCCGGTATCGAGATCGTCAAGACGAACAACCTGCCGACGACCAACATCTCGGCTGGCGTTCAGGCTGGTACTGGCTCGAAGTACATTGGTGACTTCACCAAGACCGAAGCCCTGTTCATGCACAAGTCGGCCATCGGCACTGTGCAACTGATGGACCTGTCCACCCGCAGCGACTACGACCCGCGCCGCGTTGGCACCCAAATCCTGTCGCGTCTCGCGGTGGGCCACGGCGTGCTGCGCCCGGAAGCAGCCATCGAACTGCGTCGCCTGTAATCACCATCAGCCCCCTGAGCATCACCGCTTGGGGGGCTTTTTTCACCCCATCAGGACTTCTCCCATCATGGACGCAACAACCGAACTATCCGCCGTCAACGGGATGCTGAACACGATTGGTGAGGCCCCGATCAACACCCTCGAAGACACCGGCTTGGTGGACGTCGCGGTGGCCCGAGCGGCTATCCAAGAGGTGACCCGCACGGTTCTCGTCGAGGGCTGGGCCTTCAACACCGACATCGACTACCCGCTGTATCCCGAGGGGTTCGCCCCCTTCGCGGTCAACGTGCCGCCCAACGCGATGTCTGTCATCCCGAACATCGAGTACGAACACATCATCGTCCGGGGCAACCGCCTCTACAACCGCAAGACCTTCAGCTACGACTTCCAAGACCAAGGGGCCATCCCTTGCGACGTCATCTGGTCGATGGACTTCGATGAACTGCCCGAGGTGACGCGCCAGTATGTCGCCACCCGCGCCACCCGCCTGTTCCAGACCCGCACCACAGCATCCCCGGTCCTCCATCAGATCACCGAGCAGGACGAGCGTGAGGCCCGCTGGAACCACCGCAAGCACAACATCCGCGTGAACCGGAAGCGGTTCCTCTACGACAGCGCCTCCGTCTTCAACCTCCACGCCAACCGATAGGGGCATGCCATGCTGATCACCTCGGCTATCCCGAACCTCATCAACGGGGTTTCCCAACAGCCAGACACGCTGCGCCTTGCCTCGCAGGCCGAGGAGCAGATCAACTTCCTTCCCTCGGTCTCGGACGGCCTCACCCGCCGCCCCGGCTCCCGGCACATGGCGAAGATATCCACGGCTCAGTGGACGGACGCCTTCCTCCACACCATCAACCGGGACTCCGCAGAGAAGTATGTGGTCGCCGTCCGGGGCGGGCAGATCAAGGTGTTCGATGCCCTGACCGGGGTCGAGAAGACCGTGAACGCTCCCTCGGGCTGGGGCTACCTCGCAGGCGGGGCGAAGGAAGACTACCGCGCCGTGACCGTGGCCGACTACACCTTCATCATCAACCGCGACAAGACCGTGGCGATGGACGTCACGCTGTCCCCTCTGCGCCCCAACACGTCCCTCGCGTACTTCCGTGGGGGCAACTACAGCCGCACCTACACGGTTGCCATCACAGGCGTCACGAATGGCTATGGCTCCTACACCACGCCAGATGGCTCCGTGGCAGCCCACGCCGCAGACGCACGGACGACTGTCCTTGCCAACCGGGTGATGCTGAACTTTGCCGTCAACGGCCCCAACGCCGCCACGGCTGCGGGCTACACGGTGTCCCAGTTCAGCGACATCCTGCAGATTTCCCGCAACGATCAGAACGCCTTCACGATCACCACCTCGGATGACGTCGGCGGGACCAACCTCGTCCCCATCGGGCGCAGCATCCAGCGGTTCTCCGATCTGCCCAAGAACGGCGTTGAAGGGTTCCACACGGAGATCGTCGGGGACAACCAGAGCGGCTTCGACAACTACTATGTGAAGTACACCGGGGGTGTCTGGAAGGAGACCCTGAAGGGCGGCGAGAAGTACCGCCTCAGTGCGGCCACCATGCCCCACGTCCTCGTCCGCGAGGGTGACGGCACCTTCACGTTCCGCCCCGCCACATGGGCCGAGCGCAAGGTGGGTGATGCCGAGAAGATACCGGAGCCGTCCTTTGTCGGGCGGAAGATTTCGGACGTCTTCTTCTACCGCAACCGCCTCGGCCTGCTGTCGGACGAGAACGTCATCCTGTCCAAGCAAGGGGAGTTCTTCGACTTCTTCCGCGACACAGCCACCACGGTCCTCGACACGGACCCCATCGACATCGCTGTATCCACCACGAAGGTCTCCCTCCTGAACCACGCACTGCCCTTCAACGAGACGCTCTTGCTGTTCTCGGACGGGGCGCAGTTCGTCATGGGGGGTGGGGACATCCTCACCGCAGCCACCGCCTTCGTCAGCCAATCGACCGAGTTCGAAAGCCTGCCGGGGGTGCGCCCGGTCGGGGCAGGGCAGAACGTCTACTTCCCTGTCCAGCGTGGGTCCTTCACCGGGGTCAGGGAATACTTCGTCGCGGAGAACACCGAACAGAACGATGCCCTCGACATCACCTCGCACTGCCCTCGGTACATCCCGGCTGGCCTCACGAAGCTGGCCGCGACGACCTCTGAGGATGTCCTTGTGGGCATCACGCCGGTCACCCCGAACACCCTCTGGGTCTACCGCTACTTCTCCGGGGATGAGGGCAAGCTGCAGAGCGCATGGTCCCGCTGGAACTTCGCCGCTGACGTCACGCTCCTGTCGTGTGACTTCGTGGAGAACTACCTGTTCCTCGTCATCTCAAGATCGGATGGCACCTTCTTGGAACGGGTGGATATCGAGAGTGGGGCCGTCGATGACGGGGCCAGCTTCCACTACCATGTGGACAGCGGGGTCTACCTGACCGGCGGCGTCTATGATGCCGTCAACCAGTGGACAACCTACACGCTCCCCTACGCCACCTCGGAGCCACTCTGGGTCATCCAGATGTCCACCCCGGAAGGCCTTGCCGTACTCCACACCCGGCCCACCACCACCACGGTGCGTATCGCTGGGGATTGGACGGCCAAGACCCTCTTCTGCGGCGTCAAGTTCGAGTCCTTCTACCGCTTCTCGACCTTCTACATTCGGGAGAGTTCAGCGGGTGGGGGCACCTCCGCTGCCACGGCAGGGCGTCTTCAGGTGCGCCGCCTGTCCATCAACTACGCCAAGAGCGGGTACTTCAAGGTGGTCACAACGCCGCTCGGTAGGGACCCGTCCTACCGGGAGTTCACTGCCCGCCAGTTGGGCACGCTCTCCGCAGAGCTTGCCACCGTTCAGTTGAGCGATGGCCGGTTCTCCTGCCCGGTGATGAGCCGCAACACCACCGTCACCGTGGACATCATCTCCGACAGCTTTCTACCCGCCGCCTTCACCTCTGCTGAGTGGGAGGCAACCTACCACACCCGCGCACAGAGAGCATAATGACTGAATGGAACAGGTTTCGCCCCTACCGGAAAGGGGACCTCCCTGCGGTATGGCAAAGCCTGCGACAGGAAGACTATCGGGAATACGACGCCATCAAGTTCACCGACCCGGCCCTCGTTGAGACCTATCTCAGGGGGGCCGCGCGTCGGGTGCAAACATGGGACAGCGACCGGGGACCTCTATGTGTCCTCGGGGTGACCCCTGACGTTGACCCGAAGGTGGGCCACATCTGGGCCATCGCTTCGGAACACGCATCGCCTCGGTGGAGGTTCGCCGCAAGGGAAACCGAGAGGCAACTCAAGAGGCTCGGCAAGGGATACTCCCTGCTGACCAACCACAAAGACGCCCGCAACACCCACCAGATCATCTGGCTGCGCCGCCTTGGGTTCACGTTCTTTCGCACGGACGCGGACTTCATGGGCTGTGGCCTTCCCTTCCACCAATTCGTGAGGATTGTGAAATGAGTCTCCCACTAATCATGGCCGGGGCGCAGGCTGCTACCACCGCCCTCGGCGGGCTGGGGAGCGCCCTGTCGGCAGCACTGGCAATCGGCACGACCGTCAGCGGCTACAGCGCCCAGAAGAACCTCGCCGCCCAGCAGCAGGGTGCCATCAATCAGGCCAACGAGGATGCTCGGGTCCAGACGATTGACGACTACGACCAGCTTACCCGTGTCGGCCAGCAGGAACGTGCCGCCGCCACCCAGAAGAACTTCGAGAACTCCATCGCCGCTAAGAAGGCCGCTGCCTCAGTCAAGGCATCAGCCGGGGAAGCGGGCATCGGGGGCCTCAGTGTCACCAGCCTGCTGACCGACATCTATGGTCGTGAAGCCGCCATGCGTGACGGCGTGAACCAGAACCTTGAGAACACCCAGACCCAACTGGCGACCGAGGCGAAGAACATCAACCGCACCTACCGCAACACCCTCGTCACCCGCCCTGCTGTTGAGAAGCCGTCCCTCGCCGGGGCCGTCATGGGCGGCGCTTCGGGTGTCTTCGACGCCTACAAGGACGAACTCCGCGTCCGCAGCAAAACCAAGTAAGGAACCCCAACATGGCCCGCGCCTTTGTGAATACCGATCTAGGCCAGCCCGAGCGAGTTCAAACCGTCGCGCGGCCTACGGGCATCTCCGCCCCCATCGCCACCATCCAGCCCACCCCCGGCATGGCCCTCGCGTCCAGCCTCGCGTCCCTCTCCCCGAAGCTGCAGGAACACATCCAGACAGTCCAAGGGTGGCACCAAGAGGACGAGGCCAACCGCGCCTATGACACCATCCAAGGGATGACCCACGCGGAAGCCAAGGCGGCTGTCGATGCGGGCACCATGCGGGACACCGAAAGCCCTTGGTTCCGTGCCGCCTTCCAGAAGCAATTCGGGTTGGCCCACGCAGCCGAGCGCCGTCGCCAGATCATGACCGACTACAACACCTCCTTCGACAAGGACGGAGGGGACCTCGATGCGTTCCTCAAGGGGTACGTTCAGGAGGACCTTCAGGCCTACGGCGGGAGCGAGTTCATCCTCGCCGGTCTGCGTGAGGGGATGGGCAACACCCTGTCCACCATCCGCGACCAGCACGCCGAGTATTCCAGTTCCCAGCTTCAGGCCCGCGCCGTTGACCAGTTCTACTCGGTCGCCGGGGCTTCGGTGGATGCCACAGTGGCTGCCGGGGGTGACGTCAACGCGGCCCTTCAGGGCATCTACGCGGACCACACCAATGCCCTCGGGCTGACCCCTGACCAGATGGACGTACAAGCCATGAGCTTGGCGAAGAAGTACGCCTCTGAGGGCAACGTCGATGCCGTCAACGCCATCCTCACGGCTGACCCTGCAGGGCGCGGGGCGTTCACTTCTCGCGCAGACTTCGCGCTGGACGCACAGGAACTCCTCGGCGAGGCCAACAAGGCCCGCGCAGGGCGACTGCGGACAGAGAACACGCTCACCATCGTGGACCTTCAGACGGCTGCCTCTGACGGCAAGCTCACCGCTGATCAACTCGCCTCTGCCGAAGGGCTGCGGGCAACCGGCCAGATCACGCAGGAAGCCTTCGAGGGTCTGCTCGTCAAGAACAGCACGGCGGTCACCGGAAGGCGCGGCAAGGTGTTCGAGATGAACGTCGAGACGGAAGCCCTGAACACCGCCACGTCTGCCCTCCTCTCGGGGAAGGGTGCCTTCTTTGTCGATCAGGAAGTCATGAACCCGGACACCGGGACGGCGATCAAGATCAACGGCCAAGAGACCATCGACAAGGTGGTGAACGAGCAGATCGAGGGGATGCTGTCGAAGAACGCAACGCCTCAAGTCATCGCCGCCCAGCTTGGGTCGTGGGGCGTCTCTTCCACATACAAGCCGTGGGAGAACGTCATGACGAATGGCGTGGCGGCGATCAGCACCCAGCTTGCCACCCTCGGGCCTGACGGCCTGACCACCCTGCCGGAACCTGCCGTCCTTGGATACGAACTCTACAAGGGTCTCTCGGGGCAGCGCCAAGTGCGCGACAGGCACATCAAGGATGCCACCGCTGCTGCCATCTACCGGGACGCAGAGGTTCTTGAACAGGTAGGCGGCATCACCGCACAGGAAGCCCTCCTCGCCTCTGCCCGTATCGACCGAAAGGAAGGGCGCGGCAACCTCACCACCAGCATCGACCGCGACAAGTTCGAGGCGGCTGCTCGGAAGGTGATCAAAGGTGGCTTCTGGGAAGAGGATGCTGCCAACGGCGGTGTCGGTGTGCGGAAGCTCGAAGACCTCGCCCGCATTCGCATGGACCTTGGCATCCCGATGGACGCTGCCCTCACCTCGGCAGCCGAAGACGTCGCCAACTCCTTCACGATGGTTGGCGGGATGTTGGTCAACACCCGCGACAAGTTCATCCCACCGGACTTCGCAGCCATCTCACAGGTCGCCATCGAGAACTACGCCGCCTCTGTGGGCCGTGACGCGGACGAGTTCCGCCTCTTCCCTGCAGACGACCAAGACTACTGGATCGTGCAGGAGCTGGACTCCCTGACCCCCGCACGCGGGATTGCCCCTGTCCACATCTCGCAACTTCAGAAGAACCCCAATGCGTATGGCCTCGCCAACATCAACGAGGGGATACGCAACAACAGGTAAGGACACCTCCATATGGAAAACGAAATCATCGCAGGGCTTGTCGCCCGTGGGATGCCTGACTACGTCGCCAAGGCCTTCACGGCCAACGGCATTCAGGAAAGCAACCTGAACCCCGGCATCAACGAAAAGGCTCCCCTCGTCAAAGGCTCTCGCGGTGGTTTCGGTGTCTTCCAATGGACCGGCCCTCGCCGCCGCCAGCTTGAGGCCTTCGCCGCCGAGCAGGGGAAGCCCGTCAACGACCTCGATCTGCAACTGGACTTCACCGTCTGGGAAACCAAGAACACGGAGAAGCACGCCTACGACACCATCCTCCGCACGGGGGAAGTCGAGGGTGCCGCACTGGCCGTGAGCAATGCGTTCCTGCGTCCCTCGAAGGCGCACGCGAACAACGGTCGCCGGGTCAACGAAGCGCGGCGTCTGGCGGGTCTCCCGCTGGACCCTAACTTTGCCCTTGGTGGCAGCCGCACGGTCCCCGAGTTTGGGGGCCAGATGGCCGCTGTTGAGGGCGCAAAGGCCGCGCGCATTGCCGCTGCCGACCCCGCCGCTTCCTACACCGGGGCAGACTTCGAGACGATCTCGCAGTCCCAGATCAGCCCCTTCACGACCGACCGCGAGGTCACCGATGCCGAGGCCCAAGCGGAAGCTGAAACCCCCGGCCTGTGGGATGGCTTCAAGACTGCCGTCGATGAGCAGTGGGTATCATCCAGCGTCCTGCGCCAGATGGGCAAGCAGAGCTTCGTCGGCACCCCGGACTACCAGATGTCCCCGGATGTCTTCAAAGAGGTGTCCGCTGGGCTGTCTGAGGACTACCTCCCGGTCTTCGAGGAAGCTGTCTCTGATGAACACGCCCGTGTCATCGCTGAGAACACCCGGAAGGCCTTCGAGGTTGACCAGAAGATGGCAAAGCTGGGCTGGACGGGTATCGGCCTGAACCTCGGGGCTGCCATGCTCGACCCTGTTGCCATCGGCGTCTCCGCAATCACCGAAGGGGTCGCTGCCCCACTGATCTACGGTGCCAAAATCGGCCGCGTCGGGCGGGCTGTCCGGGCGGGCCTCGCCGCCTCTGCAACCAACGTCGCGCTCGACAGCTACATGATCTCCCAAGACCCGGTCGGGCGCTGGGAAGACCTCGCCTACAGTGCAGCCGGGGGTTTCATCCTCGGGAGTGCTGCGGGTGCCTTCAGGCGCACCGATATGGACAACGATCTGGCCCGCACGGCTGCCGCTTTCCAGAAGGAAGTGGATGCCAAGAGGGTCCCGGCAGGGGCAACTCAAGGGGCCAACGATGGTTCCGTGGGGGCTGCCCGCGTGAATGGCCTGCCGCTCCGTGACCTCACCACGGCAGAGCAGGTAGCAGAGGCTGCAGAAGCCGCTGTCCCCTCCACCGTCACAGGCACGCTGGACAACTTCCGCATCGACATCATGGGGAAACTGCTCCGGTCGGAGAACCCCATCATGCGGCGTGTCGCTGGTCTTCTCGACGAGAACGCCCTCGGCAACGCGGACGGCTCGGTGTCGATCTACTCGGCCTATGAGAAGCGGATGCGTATCGAGCGGGGCTTCAAGGCCCGGTTCAACAGGGACCACACAGAGGCCTTCAAGGCTTGGGCGAAGGAGAGCGGCAAACGAGGCATGGCCCTCTACGACCCCGCAGTGCGCGCCGAGTTCAACACCCTCGTCGGCAAGGCCGTGGCCCGTCCCATCGACGCCGCAGCCAACCCGCACGTCAACAAGGTCGCCTCGCGCTTCAAGGCCGAAATGGCCGAGGCCCTCAAGTTTGGGAAGGAACACAACATCCGGGGCTTCAACGGCCTCAGTGAAAGTGACACCTACATCGCCCGTCAGCACAACGTCCAGCGAATCGACGAACTGGCGACAGCCCGACCCGGCGATCTGAACAGGCTGGTGGCGAATGCCTTCATGTCGGGGGAAATGAAGTTCCGCAACGCCAACCCCGGCAAGTGGGCGGGCAAGGCAGAGCTTGAGTATGATGACGCCCTCGTAATGGCGAAGGCCTACATCAAGTCCATCCGGTCCCGCAAATATCAGGGCATGGACATCCAGCACGCACTGACCGGCGACAACACGGACGTCTTGAGGGACATGCTTGATGACGTTGGGGTTTCCCCAGAGGACGTCACACGCATCACCGACAGTATGCGCCTCAAGGTTGACGGGGATGCCGGTCGTATCGGGAACGCCAAGCGGCGCATCATCCTCGACGAGGAATACGTCGATGACACGATGGGCCTGTCCATCGAAGACCTTCTCGACCGTGACGTGGAGAACGTGTTCAACAGCTACATCGGCTCAGTGGCCGCAGAGGGTGCCATCGAGGAAGCCTTCAGTCGCCTCAAGTTGCCCGACGCGAATGGTGATGTGTCACTCCATGCGCCCAGCTTTGCGACCGTCAAGCGGTGGATCGAAGAGACTGGCAAGGTGTCGCAAGACGAACTCGATAAGCTAGACGTCCTCTACAAGGCCGTGAAGGGTATCCCGCAGGAACCTGAAAAGGCGTGGATGGCGTGGCTCAAGCGCATCCGGGCGTTCAACTTCGTCCGGGTCATGGGCCAGGTCGGCGTGGCACAGGTGTCCGAGTTTGGGAACCACCTTGGTAATGGCGGGCTGAAAGGCTTTGTCCAGCACGCCCCGTCCTTCACTGCCCTCATACAGGCGGCAAAGACAGGCAAGCTGAACGACGCCTTCATGGATGAGATCGAGGCCATCTGGTCGAATACCAACGACGTCCTGCAACACAACCACCACGTCCGCGTGGATGGTGAGGTGGGTGTTCCATCCTTCGCTATGAGGGGCGGGAAGTCCACCGGGATGCAGAAGTTCGACTACGCCCTGTCCCAAGCTCAACAGGTCACCTCCACCATCTCCGGCATGACGCACGTCAACATGGTCCTCAAGCGAATGAACGGGAGGGTTCTCGTTCAGCGGTTCCTCGACCACGCCCACGGGGACCGGAAGATCAACATGCGCCGGTTCAAGGCGTTGGGGATCGACGAGGCGATGGCCGACAAGATCAGCGCCCAGATCAAGAGCCACATGAAGTATCGGGAAGGCGTAATCGGCAAGAAGGCCACCCACATCAACATCGACCAGTGGGACGACATCGACGCGAAGAATGCCTTCATCAATGGCATCGACCGCTGGGCGCGGCGCTCCATTCAGGAGAACAACCCCGGCGCGATGCCTGCCTTCATGACCAAGGAGATGGGCAAGACCGTAGGCCAGTTCCGCAGCTTCATGCTTGGGGCCTATACCAAGCAGCTACTGGCGGGCATCCGGCACAATGATTGGGAGACGTACTCCGCTTTCATGGCGTCAATGGTCTTCGGTGGTATCGCCTACATAGGCCAGACCCAGATCAACTCCGTGGGCCGCGCCGACCGGGACGAGTGGCTCGAAGAGAAGCTGTCGATGAGCAGTATCGCCAAGGCATCCTTCCAGCGGGCAGGCTTCTCCTCGTTCATGCCTATGATCGCGGACACCGTGGCCCACCCCTTCGTGGACAAGCCGATCTTCGCTTTCCGCACCACGGACCTCGCTACGGGCATTTGGGGGAACCCCTCGGCGGACCTCTTGAACACCGCCGGTCGTGCCCTCGGGGGAACCCTCAAGGCCCTCGTCAACGAGAACTACGACTTCTCCCAACAGGACTTCAGGGCGCTCACTTCCATAGCCCCTTGGCAGAACGCCTTCATCATCCGCAACGGTATCGCGGCGGTTCAGGGCGGGCTGCCGAAGTACAGCCAGTAAGATCCACTTTTCCACCTTCACCTCAACCAGCAGGCGGTCCCTTCGCGGGGGCCGTCTTCGCAGGAGCATGACCTATGACCACGACCACCATCGCCACCTTTGTTGGCAACGGGTCCCAGACCGACTTCGCCTTCAGCTTCGACTACCTCCGCAAGGAGTTCGTGAAGGTGCTGGTCGATGGGATCGAGACTGCCTACACCTTCCACACCACCCAGACTGTTCGCGTCACCCCAGCCCCGGCTGTGGGCAAGGTGGTCATCGTCCGTCGTGTCACCGACCGGGACCGCTTGGTTCAGTTCGTGGACGGCTCCATCCTCATCGCCAATGACCTGAACGTGGCTGCCCTGCAGTCCATCCACATCGCCTCTGAAGCCCTCGATCAGGCGTCCGGTGGGCTGCTCATCGACGAGACAGGGGCGTACTCGGCAGGGTTCCGTAAGCTGGCCCAACTGGGTGACCCGACGAACCCTCGGGATGCCGTGAACAAGCAGTGGGCCGAGAGCGGGATGACCTCTCAGTTGGCCCTCGCCACCGCCGAGAAGTCCGCTGCAGTTGTGGCGAAGGACGCCGCAGTTGTCGCCAAGGATGCCGCAGTGGTGTCTCAAGGTGCAGCGGCGGCTTCCGCAGCGGCGGCTCTGGCTGACCGGAACCTCGCCCAGACTGCGAAGACCGGGGCCGACACGGCCAAGGCGGGAGCAGATACGGCGAAGACCGGGGCTGACACCGCGAAGACCAACGCAGATGCCGCGAAGGTGGCCGCAGAGGCTGCCCGCGATGTCACCTTGGGCTACCGGAACACCACCCAGACGCTCCGTGATGACACCGTCGCGGCTTCCCTTGTGGCTCTGGCGGATGCGAATGCCGATGCCGAGAACAAGATCATCAATGGTGATTTCCTCCACTGGCAGCGCGGCGTAGCTTCCTCGTCACTCTCTGGGTATGTCACCACTGATCGTTGGGTGAACGTCATGGTGGGCGGTACAGTCACGCATTCGCTCGGGAACCATGCGCTGGGAGACACCTTCGCTGGGAACAACCCCTTCTACTATCTCCGACAGACCGTTTCCGGCCAGACATTGGCAGGACAGTGTGCCCTTACGTCACAACGTATCGAACATCCCAACTCCTACGCAGGTCAGACGATCACGGTCTTGGGGTGGGCACGGCGCTCATCCGGCGCGGGGAACATGGCAGTCGAGCTGGAGCAGGTGTTTGGCACCGGAGGCTCACCATCCCCCACTGTCTCCACCCCCGGCGGGATAGTAACTCTGACTGGCTCGTGGGCACCGTTTGCTGTGACCATTAACGTCCCCAGCGTCACTGGTAAGGTTCTAGGGGCCCTCACATGGGGCTACCTCGGCGTCAACTTCTGGACATCCGGCGGGACAACATGGGCACCGCGCCAAAGCGGCCTCGGCCTCCAAACCATCGGGGTGGACCTCTGGGGCATCCACATTCGTGTCGGAACGTGGACCGCTGCGGCCACCAACCTGTACCGGACGCGCAATCCGGGTACTGAACTGACGTTGTGCCAGCGGTACTTCGAGACCGTACCGATAGTTGTTTCATCCAACGGCGCATGGATCAACGCGATAGGTTTTTGCACCACGAAGCGCATTATCCCAATTCTGACACTGTCTTCCGGGAGCCTAGCTGGTGGCGGTATCGCTGCAGACGTTAACCGCATCACGCAAAACGCCAACGCATCAGGTGCCTCCGGGGCGACCATCTACGCAGACGCAGAACTCTAAGGAGAACCCCTATGAACCCCCTCGTGACCACCATCCGCCGCACCGCGCCTGACACCTTCACCGCCACCATCGACGGCACCGAGTGGCAAAACATCACGCTCGTCTCGCGGTTCTACCAACCCGTCATGGATGCGATCTCCGCAGGGGAACCTGTCGTTGACGCCCCCACGCCGAACCCGTTCTCTGCCAGCGCCGAACTCTAACCCCCATTCCCCCTTCCGGTTCACCCGGAGGGGGCCTCATCACGGAACACCACACCATGACTGCCATGAACCCGCAGGAGACGAACCTCTTGCTCATCCTCGGTGAGATGAGAGGGGACCTGAAAGCTATCGCCGAAGGTCTTGGAAAGCTGGACAAACGGGTCGCCTCGGTCGAGCAATCTGCCGAGGACCGCCACACCGCATTGGCCGGTAGGGTGTCCAAGCTGGAAGACATCAAGACCCGTATTGGGGGCTTGGCGGTGGGCGTAGGGCTGCTCGTCGGCGTCACCCAGCCGCAACTCCTCAACATCGCCCGCCACATCTTCGGAAGCTGATCACCATGTCCAGCACCCTCGACACCCTCCTCGATCAGCTTCACCTGATCACAGCGGAGACGCTCACAGATATCATTAGGAACGGCGTGGAAGTGTTTGATAAGGAAGGCAACTCGGTCGGGAAAGCCCCGGCCCCTGCCGCCTACATCGCCGCTGCCATAAAATTCCTGAAAGACAACGACATCACTGCCGACAAGGGCAGCGCCCGTTTCAACCCCCTCAAGGACGCTGTGTCGAACATCCCCGTCTTCGATGACGACGATGAGTACGACCGGCCCCACCTGAACTAATCCCCAGAAAGGATTACCCGATGCCTACTTACCGCGAAATCCTCAACCTCCCGACCGGCGACTTCCGCCCCGCGATGGCTGGCTACGACGCTGGTGACGACATGATGAAGGTCAAGTCGATCCAGAAGAAGATGCGTGACAGCTTCACGCGCCCGCTCACCGACCTCTGGGACGTTGTCACCTCCGGTGGTGCCACTGCGACTGTCTCCGGGGGCCTCCTCACGGTCGCCTCTGGGACCACCGCTGGGGGCTACGCTGAGTTGCTCTCGAAGGAAACCTTCACCATCCCCTTCCGGTCGCTGTTTGGTGTCCTGAACACGCGCCATGCGTCCAACCACCAACTGATCGAGGCTGTCTCCGTGGACCCCCTGACGGGCATCCCTGACGGGCGGCACTCGATTGACATGGACATCGGCGGCGCGGCTTCCACGACGGTCACGCAGATGGTCTACGGGGTGCAGAACGGGGGCCTTCGTTCCCTCCGGTCGTCGGCGGCGGCATCCGTCATCGCCACCACCGCAACCCTGACCATCCTCGAACTGGAACCCTTCTCTGACGAGACGTACTTCCACTCGCGGGCCAACGACTCCACCGCAGGCCGGTCGGCATCCTATGTCCGTCACCAGCAAATCCCTGACCCGACCGCTGTCTACAAGCTACGCATCCGGTCGATGAACCACGGCGCTTGGAACGACACCGTCACCGCTGCCGTCGCTGGCACGGGTGGGGTCATTCGTCTGACCTCGACGGCCCACGGTCGGGCCACCAACGATGTCCTCTGGGTCGAGCAACTGAACGGCGTTACCAACAACGGCGCAGAGGTTCGCGGCAACTTCACCATCACCGTGGTGGATGCGAACACGATTGAACTGAACGGCACCATCTTCGGTGGCGTCTTCGTTGCTGGCTCGGGCCGCTTCGCTCAAGCCCTCGCCCCGACCGCAGTCAGCCTTCAGCTTCAGTACGTCAACTGCCAAGACTATGCCGAACTCACGGCAGAGATCACGGCAGGGCGGGGCAACATCGTCGAGGGGCAGGCCATCGCCGCTCGTATGGTGGCTGGTTCGACGACCGCAGTCACCGGCATCGTCACCACCACCCCGAACAACCCTACGACCACCAACATCAACTCGGCAGCCACCACCAACGCCACCCTCGTCAAGAACGCTGCAGGGAACCTCTACTCCCTCTCCGCGTCCAACATCGGGGCAGCCGCGCGCTACCTGAAGCTCTACAACAAGGCCACCGCGCCGGTCCCCGGTACGGACACCCCGGTGCTGACGATCAAGCTCCCTGCCGACTCCGTCACGGTGCTGGAATGGGGCGCTGTCGGTCTGCGCTTCGCCACCGGCATTGGCCTCGCCATCACCGCTGGTGCCGCTGATGCTGACGTCGCGGCGGTTGTCGCAGCGGAAGTGAAGGTCAACGCCAGCTACCTCTGACCCCACCACCCTCAACACCAACTCAAGGCCCCTCTTCGGAGGGGTCTTTTTTTATGTCTGAAGGACACCTCATGATACCCGAGAGCGACCACCTTCCCCGGCAACAGGCTCGGGCCAAGCAGCGCGCCACTGACGAACTCCTCCGTAAAGACTTCCGTGCCTTCCTCTACCTCGTCTGGGAACACCTCGGCCTGCCCGCACCCACCCCGGTGCAGTTGGACATCGCTAAGTTCATGCAGCACGGCCCCCGTCGTAAGATGGTTCAGGCCTTCCGGGGCGTGGGCAAGACGTGGATATACGCGGCCTTCGTCTGCTGGCGGTTCTACTGTAACCCAGAGTGGAAAATAATGGTCATCTCGGGGACCAAGACGACAGCCGATGACTTCTCCCGGTTCGTCAAGCGCCTCATCCATGAGATGCCCCTCCTGCAGCACCTCATCCCCGGCGACGATCAGCGGAACTCCAACGTGTTCTTCGACGTCGGCCCCGCGCGTCCCTCTAAGGACCCCTCGATGAAGTCCGTCGGTATCTTCGGCCAGATCACCGGCAGCCGCGCCGATGAAATCCTCGCCGATGACGTCGAGAGCTTGAACAACAGTGCCACCGAGGGTGCCCGCGAGAAGCTGTCGGAGAGCGTCAAGGAGTTCGACGCCGTCCTGAAGCCCAACGGCATCATCACCTACCTCGGCACCCCGCAGTCTGCCATGACGATGTACGCGAAGCTGCCCGAGCGGGGCTACACCATCCGCATCTGGCCCGCCCGCGTCCCCGAAGACGCCTCGGTCTACAACGGCCAGCTTGCCCCCTACATCTACAAGCTGATCGAAGAGGGCCAGCCGGTCGGAAGCTCCACTGACGCAGGCCGGTTCACCGACATCGACCTCGCAGAACGCGCCCGCTCCTACGGCCTCGCAGGCTTCGCCCTGCAGTTCATGCTCAACACGTCCCTGAACGATGCCAACAGGTTCCCCCTGAAGCTGGGCGATCTGGTCACCATGACGCTCGACAACTTCATCGCCCCCGTTCAGATCGCATGGGCTGGCAGCCAAGAGTACGCCATCGAGGGCCTGCACATCTGCGGGCTGCCGGGGGACAAGTACTATGGCCCCATGTTCAAGTCGAAGGAGTTCTCCGCGTACACCGGCTCGGTCATGGCTATCGACCCCTCCGGTCGCGGCAAGGACGAGACGGCCTACGCCGTGGTCAAGCACCTCGCAGGGACCCTCTTCCTGACAACCGCAGGGGGCCTCATGGGGGGCTACGAGGACGAAGCCCTCGACAAGCTCGTAGAGGTAGCCAAAGCGCAGCGTGTGACCACCATCCTCGTTGAAGGTAACTTCGGTGGCGGCATGTTCGCCAAGCTCCTGCAGGCCTCTCTGAAGCGCGGTGAGTACCGTTGCCAAGTGGAGGAGGTGACCCACTCGAAGCAGAAGGAACAGCGCATCGCTGACACATTGGAGCCGGTCATCCAGCAGCACCGTCTGGTGGTCAATCAGGCGATCATCAACAGGGACTATGAGAGCGCCTCAGAGGCCAGCTACAGCCTCTTCTGGCAACTGGCTAGGCTTACCCGCGAAAGAGGAGCCTTGCCCCATGACGACCGCCTAGACGCGCTGGCGATGGCCGTAGCATACTGGGCCGAGCAGATGGCGCAGGACACGAACTCTGCCTTCCGCAATCACCTCGACAAGCTCCAAGATGAGTCCCTTCGGGAGTTCATGAGGAACGTCGTAGGGGGCAGACCAGAGAAGCCACGTTGGGTCACCCCGAGGGCTTCGTCAGGGGCACCCCACAGGCCCATCTCTGCCCGCCGCAGGTAACCCTACCCCGAGAACTACATGCCCTCTGTACGGCCTCCTATGGAGTCTCCGTGCAGGGGGTTTTTTCATGAGTGTCCGCAGGGCACGGACAGACCATGCGGGGCGGTGCTACCCCTTCGGGGGTGTCATGGAGGAGACCATACCCCTGTTGAGCAACTTCAAGCACTTAGCGGGGGACCTCGATTAACCCACACCTTAGCCCTAGAGAGAGTATTCCCACACAGGGTACATAGAGGTGAACCTGAAGGTGTCACCAAGGTGGTTTAGGTTCAGAGTAGAGGTGCAGAGTAGAGGTGCAGGGCAGGGTATGTCGTCGTTGGCTATGCCAACCCAAGACCAGTGTAGAGGCTTCATGTTCAGAATGGACCTGCAGGCTGGGGTCTCCCCACCATGAGTGGCACCTTGGGTTCCTCGGGCTTCGCCCTCGTCTCCCAAGGTCAACCCACCGACCTCGGTCAAGTCGGAATATTTCACCACAAATGTCTGTTGCTCAGAGATCATACATGAGGCCGCGCGCCACCCCCCGGCACCCCCTCCGAAACCCTGCAGGGCACCATCCGGGCACCTCTTCCGCCCCCAGAAAAACCCGTCACGTCACCTTATCGCGTCACCATAGGCCGGAATGCCC